CAAGTATGAAGAAAGTTTTACCAGTAGCGGACTCTCCTGCAAAAGCAGTAATCTTGTTATCAGGTACGCCGCCATAGATGCTACCAGAGAGAAGAGCGTTGAGAATATAGCTGCCAGTATCAATACAGCCAGAGTACTCAGCACTACCACCGCCGTCACTGGCCAAATAAGTGTCCTCATCACCAATCTCCTTAATTAAACTTTTCAAGAAACTCATACTTTATCCTTTACTCTTAGGTGCAAAACGCTCTGAGGCTGTAAAACCCAATCCACCAATCACAATGTACACCATTGTATCATATAGAAACTGATCGATCTTCAATCCCCATCCCAGGTTAGCAATAAACGCTACACAACATAAAATGAATGCAAGGAACGTGATAGTTCGTTTACTACTGATCTCACCTTCACCATCTCCTAACATACTACTAAAGAAACTCATGTTATCTTCCTTATCTGATTTTTATCAATTGTTACCTTACTACGGTTAATCTTTCCAGTCAACTCTTGTAACTTCTTATGACGCATCTCTGCAGCCTTATCGATACCCTGTTCAATATTATATCTTCGAGTATTGTTCATCTTGTTAATACGTTTCTGTCTGATCAATCCATTATTAGCAGCAATCAATAATAATACAGCTAGCGGATCGAATACAGTGACGATAATGATGATAACCCATCGTACCGTTTTCTCCAAAAACGAATCATCAGCCCTATCCACAAAGAGCTCTGCGATGTACTTGATAGGACCAACCTCTTTCTCAATGGATTTAACTTGCGAGACAAGAGGGGCTTTCTCAACATTAAGTTTCCCGACCTCTGCTTGTAGAGTCGAAATCTCTTCCATGATTCGGCTACGTTCCTTCTGTTGGGAGCGTCTGATCGCCACTGCTCTCTCCGCACCCTTCGAGTCATCTGTCCGTGCCATGACCTGTTCAACCGCCTGGTCAAACTGTTTAAGAAGTGTGCGATTGGCATCGATGTTTTCATTTATGGCCTTTATCTTCTCTTCGTAGATACCTAGCTTAGCAGATACATCACTTACAGATGCTGCTTGCTCTAAGTGTGCCTTTGATAGATATCCAAAAGTTCCCATTGATGTAATGATCATCAGTATTATGATAGATGCAACAAGATAATATCTAATGACTGCTGGAGCAGCTTTCCAGTTTCGATATGTCCACGATGTAGCAATAACCTTAGCTGCTTCCAGCATTGAACCCATTACAACAACAGGCCAAAAGGATGCAGCAAAGATAGCTGTCAAGCCAAGTATAGAAAAGTAGGCTGCTACAGAGGATAGACCAACAGCAACCAGTAGGGCTAGGTAATTAATCATTTTCGACTATTTTGTTTACCTTTGCAATGAATGTGGTCATCTTCTTAGTCCTATCTGGCCAGTAGATGTATTCCTTACTATCGTCTTTCTGTAGATTCATTAACAGAGGCATAATTAGTTTATAAAGAGCCTCCAGTTTATCTTTATATTCTTTGGAAGTCAACGATAATTCTTCTTCCTTTTGTTGAACTTGTTGTTGGAGCTGACGCTCCATTGATCTCAGTTCATCTTCACTTACAGCTGAGAAGCCGAAATCATTACTATCATCTAACTCTATACTAATTTTAGCCATGGTAGTCCTATCCAAAGAATTGTTCTAGTGTTGCTCTACGGTTTTCGCTTATGTCCCAGCCAATGACATCAAGGATACCTTTGATTGGTTCCAAGAACGACTTTTCGAATTGGATGTCGTAGTCAATGTGAGGTTCTATCTCGAACTCTCTGGGAATTGCTGATGCACAAGAAATAACTGTATCTCTTGCTGGGTTTGGTGTTTTTAGATATGCAAACTTAATTTTGTCACCATCTCTTATGACCTGATATTTATTATCTAAATTACGTTCCCTCAACAGGTTGTTGTATATCAGAGAACCCTTCACATGGATTGGTGTGGACTTCTTGTATATTGAAGCAGGGTCTTGCCACTTCTTCATATCTCTTACAGATCTTGGGAAAGCAATATCTTCAAATGGTAAGAGCATATACTCTTGTTTAAAATCTTTAACGAACTTCTTCATTGCTGGTTCATCTTGATTCATGATCACATCAAGAGCTTTCTTGAAGTTCTTTCTACAGATGGATGGTGTAGATGATCTAACAGCTTCAATACCTTGCATCTTTAACTTAGGCTGAGCATACGCAACACCTTCGTTATTGTATACATTAAGAATGTAATGCTTCTTACCTGTCCATATTCCTTTGTTAGCAATCGCCTCACGCTTCATGATCATCTTCTGTTTCATCACAAGCATGTAGTCTGCCAGTTCACCAAAAGTCTTATCAATGAATGGTTGTAGTTTCTTTTCACATACGTCATCCAAGAACTTAACAACCTTTTGATGATCAGTACTATCTTCAAAAGTAGTCTTTACTAATCTATCAAGTCGGATATACATTGAGTCAGTGTCACAAGCAATTACATAATCTTCGTCATCCGTTTTGAATAACTTGTTTAAGTATTGATTAATATTCTTTTCCATCCAGCGAATGGATAGCTGACCAGACATCGTAATGGCTTCTGCAAGATCACGTTGGTACCATCTGAAGTATACATTACCAAGAGCACCATAAGCAGAGTTCAATTGAATCTTCTTTGCCATCTGCATATTGTTACAACGTGCAATCTCATTCTCTAGCTCACGTGTTGGACCCTTCTCGTATAACTTCTTTGCTTCGATCATTCTCTTCTTCCATGCAGAGCGATCATTGTACATTGTTTCCATCAGCTCTGCTAAGAACCCAACGTTCTCTTTAGAGAAGATGGCTCCGTTAGGAGTAATCGTGCAGTTGTTTTCTTTCAGCTTTTGTTGTAACTCATCACCCATTCCACGATCAAGCATTCGCTCGATTGTAATATCTTCCTTCATAGCTACAAATGTATCAGGACTGATATTGTACTGCATGATCAAATGCGGATAGAGAGAGTTCAAGTCGAATGAGCAAACCCAATCATGTAACCCAACCTGTGGATCTTTGACGTAAGCTCCAACAATAGGACCAAGTTCTTTATCGACAGCACTACGATGTTCTAACTCAGGTCTCTCAACATTGGGTACAATGATGCCACGATCCATCAAGTAGTTGGTAATAATGATATCCCATATACGAACAGTAGTGAACGTATCAGCATAGTTTACTTTAGCATCATAAGCAATAGCAAACACTTGCTCGATGAACTTCAACTTCTCTTCTAACTTATCAACAAGAACAACGTCGTGGATGTTATAATCTACGAACTTCTCAAAGTTCTGCATATAGAAGTCATGCATGGTCTCATACTCAGAATAGTCTAACTTCTTCTCACCAAGCTCATATTCTGCAATATGATCTAACTTATATGATTCTTGTGGAGTGTATGAGAACTTCTTATAGAGTGCTAGGTAATCGAGAACAGCGATACCGTTCAACTCATACACAACAAGATTACTATCGCCACCAACAGCGCGCTCCCATACCATTCCCCATGGTGATAGCTTATCTGCTTCTTTCTTACCAAGTACGTTTGTGATTCGACGATACAGATAAGGTATATCGAAGTACTCGATATTCCAACCAGTAACTACATCTGGCTTCCATTTAGAAGAGTTCCATATCATAAGGAACTTGGTTAGAAGATCAACCTCATTCTTACATTGGAAATAAGAAACATCTTCTGACTTTGGAGTATAAGGTCTGGTACCAAGTACTACTACTTTACCCTTCTTACGAATAGAGATAGTGATGATCTCCTTATCAGCCAACTTATGATCAGGGAAGCCACCCTGTGTAGATGTTTCGATGTCAAGTGATACTACAGATATCTGATCAACATCATAGTTCACCTCACCTTGGTAGAAATCATAGATTGCTTGATATGTAAAAAGATTAGATCCGTGAATTTGAAATCCATCAACACCAGCATAGGTTTTGATAAACTCCTTTGCTATCTTGACACTATCAAAGTCCATACGGGATACATGCTTCCCATCCAGAGTCTTATATTTTGTTGGTTTGTTTGAATTAACAAATAGGTATGGCTGATAGGGTGCTTTTAACTCAAAGCGTTGACCGTTGTTATACCCACTCGTATAAACATTATCACCAGCGACAAAGACATTAGTATAGAAACGCATGTAGCCTCACTTAAAACAACCATTATACAGCAAAAATAATATTACTTCAACGATCCTGCAGAAGCGATCTGAATACCAGAGCCAAACATCTTGTTATAGTTATTTCTAAGATCTACAGATGGTTCAAAGGATGTGATGATATGCTCATTTTTAAATGAGAACTTGCTCTCATCTGCATATGGAGCAAAAGGATATAGGGACATACCAACCCCAGTTTGGGTAGGTACTAGTTGAACAACACCAACGTTTGTAAGTGTAACAAAGGTTGGTTGAATCTCAATCTCACCGATAATCTCCTCACCAGTGATTAATTTAATTACTCCGATTGTCATTATGATTCCTTAATTAAGAGGGGACACGAAGTCCCCTCGTTCAGTTAAATCATACCTCTGCGTTGCAGAAGCGTGATACGTCTTTCAACATCATATTGATCTTTGGACTCTGCTAAGTAGTCCTCGATCTCTTTCCTATATTGTGGAGTAAATGTTTTCTTGACCCATGACCAAAATTCGTCGATGGATTTAGAACTCATTCGTCCTCCGTTAGGAACTCTTTTGAAGTGGGAGTCTTTTCGTTGATTGGAATTGACTTAGGCTTCTTGTGTTCAGGAATAATCCTTTCCAAGAATACTTTAAGCATACCGTTCAACAGTTCGGCATTCTTAACTTCAACCTGATCGTTGAGAACAAATGTACGAGTGAACGCACGATTTGCAATACCCTTCCAAAGATACATAGCATCTTCTTTGGCTTCGTTTTCAATACCATCAGTAAGACCAGTAACGATTAGTTTATCATCTTCAAGATCAATCTTGATGTTCTGTTTTGCGAAACCAGCAACAGCAAGCTCAATCTCATATGAGTTATCGTTTGTCTTCTTAATGTTATACGGTGGGTAGTTAGGAATGTTTTTTGTTACTTCGTCGTGCAGTTTAGCCATCTTATTGAAAGACTCGTCGAAACCAACGAAGAACTTATCAATATCTTTCGTACCAAGTTTAAAACCAGGACCGAAAGCAAAGGAATTAGCTAATGCAGAAAATGCGTCTTTAGTCATGAAGACCTCCTATTAAGCAAGGTTAAAATAAATTGAAGTGTGCCCCCGAAGGCAGCACACCCATATTTATACATCAGTCACATCTGGAAGTCAACTTTTTATTGATTGAATATGTAAATTTGCTACAATAAACTCTTTAACAAGGGAGCTACGTACGATATCATCAACTTCGAACTCCACATTTCTGAACGATGGCATTCTGTTAATAACTTCTACAAACTCTCTGAGACCAGATTGATCATGCTTCTTACATAGATCAGTCTGTTTGAAGTCACCACAGAATATAATCTTGGATCCTTCACCAACTCGAGTCATGATTGAACTTAGTTCTTGGAAGTTCATGTTCTGGCACTCATCAACAATGATTACAGAGTTGTCTATAGTGATACCACGAACAAAGGATGTGATCATAAATTCGATATTCTTTTGTTCAACTAACCTTTCATATGCTTGTTCAGTTTGGAATAGGTCTTGACAGATTGCTTTGTATGGAGCAAGATATACATCAGTCTTTTCTTTCTCATCTCCTGGTAGATGTCCAATTTCTCTTGAAGGTACTACTGATCTTACTAATACTACCTTATCATATGTGTTACTTTTATCCATTACCTCTTCTAGTGCTTTGTAGAGTG